AATAACGGGCCCGCCTTTCCGAATGGCCGCCCGCAGTTTGGTAAGGGTAGTGTCCATGAAGGAAAGCTCTTGAATGAGCTTTTGCGCGATGGGCTTCCGGTCGTCGTCAATAATATTAACCAGTGCCTTGATCTTGGTCATTGCCATTTTTTAACACCTCTATTTGCGAATAAGTTGCATTTGCATATGAATTTTTCATGGAGAGCTTTTTTAACCCCCGCTCACCGGTCACCCTGGCGCTTCGTAGCGTTGAAGTGGCGGGGGCCTTCACGAGATTTCCGTTCGTGTCAAACTTTAATCCTTTTGCACAGACTCCACTGCTAAAATGTTCATCATTATGGCAAGTCTGACAAAGCGCTTCGAGATTATCCCAGTTTAACGTAATTTCGGGATTATTTATATTTTGCGGCGTAATGCGCTTCTTATGGTGCGCGATGGTAGCCATCCTGCCGCACCGCTCACATGTCCAGTTCTTTGAAGCAAGGAATCCGGTCCGGCATTTCATCCATCGCTTGCTTGCATAGAAGCCGTGGGCGAAAGACTTATCCATCTGCCATCACCTGCAATGTTCCCAGCATCTTCTCAACCACATTGGACAGTCTCGCCGCGTCCTGCGTGCTCGGGTCGTACCACAGTTGCAGGATAAACTTTGCGCACTGTTTGGCAAGCTGATAGCCCTGTGCCTGGTCATCGTCCCACCTGTTGCCCGTGGTAGCTTCCAGATAGTCCGGCAGACTGTCAAGCATGGACTGGATGATCGTGTCGCTGTCCGTGCCGTCTATCCTCAATGCGTCCCGTGCTTCGTCCATTGTTAAGATCATCATTACACCTCCATAAAAAAGAGCGAGCCGGTACACCGCAGCATACCGGCCCGCCGTACATTTCCTTAACCCTCGGCCACGGACAGCTTGGCAAACGCTTCCGGCACGATGATCTTGCCGTCTGCCACTGCCAGAGCGCGGTAGTCGATCAGGCCCTGCTTGAAGCTGGATTCCCTCGATACTTCCAGAAGAATATCCTGCGGCATATTCACGCCGTAATACTGGAAGTTGCCGAACAGGATGGTATCGTCCGGCAGAAAGTCGTCCACAACCACAGGCTTGCCCAGCACATAGCCGGTGCCGCCGTCAATCGGGTTGGTGAACATCGGCCGTCCGGTGCTGTCCTTGACCGCCATAACGCGGTTGAACAGGGTCGTATTGTTCAGAGCAAAGACAGCGCCCTGGGCATAGCCGCGTTTCAGCAGGCCCGCCAGCCCCAGCATATCCTCGTAGGTGATGCCGGCATCCGCGAAGGTCTTGCTGTTGGTCGCGTTCCACGTCACGCCCGGCAGGATGCCGGCCGCCTGTGCCGTGCCTGTTCCATTGAATACACCGCTGTTGATCGCCGCCATGACGGTGCGGGAAAGCTCGGTCGAAAGATAGCTTTCAAAAGCCGCGACGCTCATGGTATTGGAAGCCACTGACAGGCTGAACACCTTGATCAGCTCATAGGCCGCGAAGGAAACGCTGGTCGGCGTGTTGACCGCCGGCGCCACCGCCGCGCCTTCCACATGCCATGCTGCCGCTTCTTCCGGCGTCGCAACCGGCACGGACAGATTAGCGGGAATGCGGAACTGCCGTACATATGGGAGAATCCCGCCCTGCGTGGCGGCCTTCTGTACAACCTCGTTCAAGGTCTGCGTCGGGATAACCGCCGCGCCGTTGCCGGTGCCGATGAAGTCGGCCCGGTGCTCGATCAGCGCCTGGTTCTGTGCGCGGTCGAAGATTGCGGTTTCGTCGGCGCTCATGGGCCGGTTCAGCATCTTTTTGAAGAATGCCCCCCGGTACTCTGTGGAAGCGAAGATGTCCTCCGCTGGCTTTTCCTCCGGCTTCGCGGAAAAGTCCTTCCCGGTGATCGGGTTGAAACCGGTCAGCTTGCCCTTTGCCGTGCTCCGCGCCTCAAGGTTGTCCTTCGCCATTTTTAGGCCGTCCAGCTCGATGTTCAGAGCGGTTACGTCCGCGCTGGCGTCCGTGTCAATGATCTTGCCGATCTCCGCTGCGCGGGCTTCGATTTTCTCCAGCTTGGAAGTGCGGTAATGGTTGAATGCTTCGTTTTTATCCTTAAAAGTCATAATGAAATACCTCTTTTCAAAATTTGATGGATTTTGATTTTTGCCGCCCGGTAAGCGGATAAACTGCCGTCTATTCTGCTTCGGGCTTCCACGCTCGTCTGCTGATAAGCGGGGTACGGCACGACCGACACTTCCAGAATCTTGTCAATCCGGTTGATCGTTCGCGTGTTGGTTTTCGGGTCGTATGCGTCGCCGCCTGCCGGCACCGTGAACGCAAAACTCATTCCCGATAAATCCCCACGCTGGACAGCCTGATAGACTTCCTTAGCTGCTTCGGTATCCGGGAGCTGTGCGGTTACGCCCAGCCCTGCCGGGCTGATTGATAGCTGCATCGTCTTAGGAACCCTTGCAAGCGGAACCTTTGTCGTGTCGTGACCGTAAAATAAATGAACATCGGACAGGTCGGCACCTTCCAGCGCCCCGGCCCGGATGATCTCTGTGTAATCTCCCAGCGGGTCGTGAATCAGAGCGGGCGTATCAAATACGACCGCCCGGCCTGTCAGGGTCATGCTGTCTTGGGCTGCACGGATTTCAAAGAATCTATTTTCCTTCATTGGAGTTTCCCCCTAACTGGTAGTTGTTTGCTTTCGTCGCGTCCACAACGTTCAAGGTCTGGAGGCGCTTTTTGCCTTCCTCGCCGCCGATCGGTCGCATGTTCAAAATTTCACGGGCTTCATCGACAGTGAAAAGTCCGTAGGGGACGCTTTCTTTCAATGTGGAAATGCGGGTCCCGTAGCTCGCATAGTCCATTTGAGCGCCCTCAAAAATAATCTGGTTCCCGGCCTGTTGCTCAATGGGAGTAAACACCTTTGCGGTGAATTCCTGCCCCATCTGTGCGGCCAGCGGCTCAATGACGGATTCGTAGAAGGCCGTCCCTTCCTGCTCGGAATAGGTGCCGTCAACGATTTTCTGATTGACGCCCAGGTATTCATATATTTTGGACTTGACGGCTTCCAGCTGGGGCGCGGCGATGATGTACGGCTTCGATTCGATCGGTGTATAGTCGAATTTGCTGTCCAGAGCGGCCACGCCGCCGCTGTTTCCGATGTTCAGATAGTCGGCTACAAAAGCGTCCTTTTCCTGCTTCAATTTTTCCGGCGCCAGCACCTGGTTATATTTCAAGAGTCCGCGGATGGTCGCACCCTGCTTTATCCCCGCAACAATGCCGTCACTCTGCGCCTTCGCCAGTTGCAAAGCCGGCAGGATCGCTTCGTTATTGTCGCCCAGCAGGTCGTTCCGGTTGAAATGCCGGCGCAGGTGGATAATGTCGCCGTAAGGAAGAATGTACTGCCTGCCGTTCTGGAAGAAGAACTTGATATACAGGGTATCGCTCGGGTCTGTCACGAACTGGGCGCCCGTCACGTCCAGCGGATAAATTGCGGCCATATTGCCGCCGCCGTCACGCTGTATGTACCCGAAGCTGTCATTGTTCGTAAAATAATGCGTGATCTGCTTATATTGGAAATCGTAGGCGCTCATGTACGGGTTCGGGCGCGTTCCTAAGAGATAATTCAAAGCATCGTCTCCCGGTTCCCTGCCGTCCGCCGTGCGGATAATGTGGGAACCGTGCAGCTTCGCCCCGTGCCGCGCTATCGCGTCCACAGCGGAACGGTAAACGTCGCTTTCATAGGCGTTCCCATTAAACGGGGAGAAGAAGGGCGCCGTCCCGGTCAGCACCGCGGGCATCGTCTGCTGTGGCTGCTTGTTTTTGAATAGCCTTGAAAATATACTCATTGGAATATATCACCTCTTTAATTATATACTATTTGTATAATTTAGTCAAGATTCGGCATAGCGTCCTTGATGTCGTTTAGCGCTTCATCGTTGTCAGTTTCCAGCATCCTGATGGTTTCCAGCGCGTCCGCGATACGCTCAAGGTATTCAAGGGTCTGCTTTTCAAATTCAGTCATGTTTTTCACCTTCCTTTACTGAACCAGTTTTAGATAACGCGGAATGGATTTTCTAACCGGGGCGGTCTTGCCGGTATCGCTGTTTAGAAGGTATTCCTGTCCGGTGGCTTCGTCCTTTTCCATGTAGTACCGCGTCAGCCCCATGCTGTCTATGAGTTTATCCATCGGGCCGTCTTCGCCGTGAAGGTGCATGATGCCTTCAATAACCATCATCCAGTCCACCAGGAATCCACTGGTATCGGAGTTTTGATATTCCCACAGGAAAGAGAAAAGCGTTTCCGGGCCGCCTATGGGCTTATCCCAGTCCAGCGTCCGCATGTACTCCATGACGGAAAAATAGTCCTTGCAGCCCCAGCGGGCGCCGTCGTATTCCTTCGTGATCGGGAACAGTCGCATGAATTGGCGTGGCGTCAACATAGCCATGTGCATGGCGATACATTCAAGATGTGTTTGCCGGCCTTTCACTTCATCCGCTATGTTTTTGCGGGTCTGGTACTCCCAGTATGTGGAGCGCATATATTTGACGCCGGCAAAGACAACCTTTTGGTAATTCTCTGCCTTTTGTCCTTCCGGCTCCATGCAGCGGCGCAGCGCGTTGTCGTAAGCGTTGAGCCAGAGCATTTTATAACCCGGCTTCGGTTTGCCCCTGATAATTTCCAGCATGTCAATACTCCTATCTTTCTGCAATGGTGTCGGCTATTTCGGACAAACTGACCGGAATATCTCTTTCCAGCGCGCCCACCGCTTCATTGGCGACTTCGACCAGTGCTTTCAGTGAACACTCTTTCAGACCGCCGCAGTACCACGCGCACCTTTCACGCTTGCAATTCAGGTAACCGTTTTCATTATCCACAATAGACAGCAGCGGGCAGATTTTATTTTCTTCGTTCATTATTTTCGCTTCCTTTCTGTGTATTGTGTGTATTCTGTGAAAGCAAAGGGTTTACTAAATATGTCGGGCTGGGTTTCCGGCCTGCGCCCTCGCTTGGCGGCGTGGATTCTCTCAAATAGCCGTGATCTATCAGGGCGGTAATGATCGGCTCCAGCTCGTCAACCTTTTTGAAACGGCCCCGGCAAAGCTGGTGTAGGTTCCGCTTCGTGATGCTCTGCACACCGTCCAGACGCTTCAAAACATACTTTGCGGCCGCTACGGTCTGATCGCCGCCCATAGCGCCATAGGCCGCCTGTGCGTGCTGCAGGAAGCAAAACCCCAGCTTAATAGCGTTCATCATGGTTTCACCGCTGATCTGTACGGCGGAAGGGCTGGGGTATGAAAAGCAATGCAGAATTCCGGCAAGCCGGCAGACAGCGCCGGCCAGCTTCCCGGCCCAGTCCGACATAAAATACAGGTCGTTTTTTAACCGGGGTTCGATAGCGTTGAAAAACTTTTGCCAGTGCTGCTCCGCCTCGGGGGACAGGTAGAGCGGTTGCGGATCCTGTGGACGATAATCCAGCCTGTTAAACAAAGCCTGTTCATATGCCTGTTTCACGTCCAGCGGGATTGACGGGGCCGTCGCTGTCCGAGAGCCTACCAGGCTTGTGTCCTCGTCCACAACCACATACAGGAACCTCGCCGTAAGCCCCCTGCCCTTGAATTCGTCGTTTTCCATCAGCCCCTCAATTAGAACAGGTTGAATCATAAGAATCATTGTCAGGCATGGAGCGTTAATGTATTCGGCCGGGCGGGACTTCCTGTCAATCCTGATCGTATCGCCGGAATGAGCCTTCAAATAGACGTCAATGTCGGAAACACCGTTTTCCCGGTACCGGCCTTTCATATTGGAGAAAACGCCGCCCTCTGCGGATACCAGGCCGATGCAGCCATTGTTGTCGGCCATAAGGCTTGTCAGGGCTTCCGGCGTGGCGTCGTCGCAGATGAACCGTTCAAACTTGGTCTGTTTGAATTCGGCTATCTCCTGCGATATTCTTTCAAGATCGCCGGTGTCGCCGCTCTTAGCCGCCTTTTTCTTTATATCTTCCTGTCGGCGCATGAGCACGTCCAGTTCCGCCGCAGAGCGGAGCACCTCGGGCCGCAGCACCTCGTTCCGCTGGGCCTCGTATAGCTGGAGCGCCTGCGTCGCATTCCTTAGAACGGCGCTTTTCCGCTCGGCAGGCGGGGCCACGGCGGCAATATAAAGGTTGAGCGGTTCAGAGTAGTCGTTTGTAATCTGCACCTTGAATTTGCCTTGAACGGTGATCGCGGCGGCGGCCAGCACCGCAGCGTAGTTCATGGAAAGCGGTGTCTGTGTCGAAGCCGCGGACGCTTTCGCCATATTCTCCAAACAAGGCGGCAGCGTATTTTCTGTAAATGGACCGGCCGGATATTCGTCGAAGGGCACGGGATTTTCCCACGGGTCACTTGCGCCCTTGCCGAAGTCCTGCGCTGCTGTTGGCCTATGTCCGGGCTGGTAGCTGTTGCGGCAGTCTGCTATAGCCTTTTGAATTTGCAAAGCTCCCCAGGTGGTGCCGCTCTGCGGCCTGTCCCATTTTTCGCGCATAAGGCCCGATTGACGGAAAAGGCGGTCAATCTGTCCGGCGTCCTTGGTATAAAACGCCAGAAGGTTCAAAAGCGCTATTGTCGCTTCGCTTTCGGATTTATACCGCCCCTGCCAGTCCCCGGTAAATAACGCCGTGAAAAGATCGCCGTTCCGCGCGTTCATTGCAATTTCCAGCAGCTTTTCGTCCTCCGGCGGAACGCTTGTCTGCGCGGGGGGCATGGAAAATTCCGCTTGCTTCGGAACCTCTGCCAGATATTTTTTATGAACCTGCGCGGCCTGCTCGGTGCCTTCTCTCACGGTGTCCCAGCCGTTTCCCGTCAAGGTAAAATACCGGCCTTCGGAATACATTTCAATATTCCCTTTTTTCCGCGCTCCGTCCGGGATCGTGCCAGTAAACAGAATATGAATTCCTTTCCCGCTCGGGGAGTTCTCCCAGTATGTGCCGTGCCCATCGCCGCAGCCTTGCATGATTTTTATTATGTTAAGCGCCCATTCTTCGGTGGTGCCTTTGCCCTCGGTGCAATGGTCAAGGTCAATCCCGCACAGGCCGCCGCCCAGCTCAACGCCGATGCCTACGACGATCGCCGTAACGGTTTTCCCGCGCCCGTCCTTGTAAGTAGCTTCTTTGCCCACACAAGAAAATGCCTGTTCCATCGTACCCCAGGTGCTGCGGTCATTAGTCATGGCACCATGTAGCGTGCGGGGATTGATAGGCGTTTTGTCTTTTACCCGTCCAACAAAGCGGGTCTGTTTCGCATATTCTCCCAGCCCGCGCCGGATGGTATCAATCTGTTGTTGCGTCAAACCGTCCACCGCCTTAGCCCTGCTTTACGCCGGTGCTGTTTTTTTGAATCCATTCCCGCAGCCCCTGCGCTGGAACTACTTTGCGCTTACCAATATGTAAGATAGGGAATCCCTTGGAGTTTGCCAAAGCGTAGGCTGTGGGCTTGCTGACGCCCAACACCTGGGCAACTTCCGGGATAGAGTAGGTAAGTTTTTCCATAGCGTTCAGCCCCTTTCAAATTGCGTAATACTCTATGTGTCTATTATATATTGAACGATACGAAATTGTCAAGAGCAAATTTCAATTTAATTTTATAGTATATAGAATTACGCAATTATAAAGTTTTATATTGACAGTTGAAAGATATTATATTATGATATATGTGGGGGTGTAAATAATGATATTTGATGAACGCTTAACAGAGCTGCGAAAAGCGAAAGGGCTAAGTCAAAAAGACTGCGCCCTTGAATTGGGTATGCCCGATGCTTCAAAATACAATAAATGGGAAAATGGTGCGAATAGGCCGGACTATGAAACGGTTTGCCAACTCGCCAAATATTTCGATGTGACAACCGATTATCTGCTTGGAGCATCTGACTGCAAAAAAGCCGATAACCAAACTGTTCACGATATAACAGGGTTGTCAGAGGACGCAATAGAAATATTAAAGCTAATCAACCAAATGGCATTTTCGGATGTTCTTAGTGAACTGATAACATCATCCGGGTTTATCAGCGCAATTCAACAAATCAATCAGTTTCTTGCCTTAAACCTTAATGGCGGATACCATGCTATTGTAACAAAGGATGATCTGGAAAAATTGGAACACGGCGAAAAGATAAGATCAGCTATGGTGCCCACTGGGACGATAATGGGAATATTTCTGTCTGCAGCAAAGCAAGATATGGGCAGGGCCATTGAAGAAACAGTAAAAACATATAGAGATAACGGTAAGGAGCTTCCGATAAAAGCCAAAATAGTGTTGCGCACTCTGAACGGTGGCTCTCCCCTTCCGAAAGAGATCATAAGTCAGACAAAGAAGATCGGGAAAGAAAAATTAAGCCAATATACAGAAGCAGAAAAGAAGAAACTGTTAAAGAAACTTTTTGAACAATACGATAAAGGCGAATTAAATGGTGATGAAGAATAA